AGGTTTTAAGAATAAGACCAGGTTGTTGTTTATTTGGTAAATCTTTGAAAACAGTACAGAATGTTTTAATCATCATTCCTACATCTTTTCTATCTTGTCCTAAATCTCCTGCTAACCAATGTCCTACAAATAAGAAGTTAAAATCAGTATCAACTGAATCTAAAACAGATTTTGAACATTTACTATTAAATATTGTAGTATCAACTCCTTCAAATAGAACCTCAACTGGCTTTTCTAATTTTAATTCACCAATTTTTTGTTTAGTATTCTTATCAACTTGGTCATAAGATGTTTTAGATAAGACATCTTTTGTAAATTGAGATGGTGTTATTATTAAATCCATTTGATTACCTCCTTGGATAAATTCTTGAGGTGCAATCGTAGTTTCTACTCCTGCGGTAATACCAATATTATATTTACCAACTTTTCTAAATTCATTAGCAACTGAAACTTGGATGAAAATATCAGGTTGTCTATCAACTTGAGTTGCTATGTTTTCAAGTATCTTTTTTCCAAATTCTGTTTGTGGATTGATTTGGTCTTGGGGTGTATTACCCCATCTTGTTGGTACTACTTTTATATCATATCTATCCAAATCAAATAATGATTTGAGAATGTCTCTTGAATGGTCACCATAACCACTTCTTGTTGCTATTGGTGCCTGAAATACTAATAAAGGTTTACTCATTATCTTAATTTATATACGTTAAACTTTTGTTTTGGTTTCCAATTCTCAATTGCTTTAAGAATTCCATCTGCCATTTGTTTGTTTTGGTTTTTAGCATTTAATCCCATTTCTCCCATGAATTCTTTTCTACCTACTAATCCACGTTTTTTTCTTTCTTCACTTGGAACATCATACCAATATTTGATTGCATCTGTAACTTCATATACATCTACCTTGTCATCAATGATATAAGGAGTAGGAACTGAACCAACCATTGTTTGAACTCTTGGCCAAACTGGCTTTACCCATTCACCATGAGTTACTTTATCTTCCCAATCTCTGTAATTGTGAAGTGAACCAATTTCTTTATAATCTTCAGCAATTAGATATTTACCATCTACCTTGAACCCACATTGGTCTTGTAACCCACCGGTAACGTTTATAATTGTTGGTGTTCCTGCCATGATTGATTCTGCAGTAGTTAATCCAAATCCTTCATTACCTGCAATATTGATTGTACAATCTGATAAGTTATAAAGGTAATTTAATTGTTCTTGATTTACTCTATCTGTTGAGAATTTAATATCACAATCAGGTGCTATTCTTTTTTGTACTTCGATTAAGTTTGTACCATTCTGGTCAACAGGTGCAGTGTGCATTATCAAACATACCTTATCTTTATCTTCTTTTGGTAACCCATCTCTGAATTTATTAAATGCCCAAATTACATCAGATGGTTGTTTTCTTTTAATGTTTCTATTCATCCAAAATAAAACAAACTTGTAATCTTTATCACCAAGAACTTGTTTTCTAAATTCTTGAGGAACTTCTACTGGTTTGTATAAATCAGAATTGATACCATGTGGTACATAATCCACTTGCCAATCTTCTAAGGGTTTGATTGTTTCTGATTCTAATTTACCAACTCTACTTACAATACCATATGTTTGTCTTGAGATACACCCTAACCAATCACAACTTTCATAGTAATCTCTATTATAGTGTGGGTCTGGTAAATCATCCCATATATGGTAAAATAAAATTGGAATGTTTTGTCTTACTTCTGCTTCCATTTCATATAACCATCTCCAATATCTTGGGTCTGTAAAGTGTAGTATAGCATCGGGTTGATGTCTCATGATTAATTCACGAAGAATATTAGCATCCCCATAACCACTCCATGGAATGATTTTAAGAGAAGCATCTTTGATACCAGTAATCTTACGTGCATCACCTCCTAAATCAATTTCTTTTCCTTTATCTGGATGATTAACTGCTGCTCCCAATTGAACCCAATCAAACTTATCCATATTTCCAAACACAAATTCTTTGGATACCGTTGCTATACCAGATGACATTCTCAAGTCATCTGAAAGTAATAAAATTTTCTTTTTTGCCATTAAAATTTATTTAAAATTGAGAACCACTAGGTTGTAGTTCTTCGTAAGTATTAACTTCATTTCTAAATTCTTCTTCGTTGTTGTATTTGTGTACTGAACGATTTACTAATTTTTGTAGTGTGATATTTGAATCAAACGAAATTCTTTTGAATGATGAATAAATATCTTTAATAATTTTTACTGTTGTCAGTTTCGTATCTGCCATAACCTCTCCGTATTTTGTTTATTATTGTTATGTATAAATATATATAAATATAAAAAACAGATACTATTTCCATAGAGAACAAAGATTTCTTGTTTTGAATTCACACCAATCACATTGCTTACCTTTGTTTGGTGGAAACACTTCTTGTATGATATCACCACCTTCAGCAAATACGGAATCAACAAACCCTTTGAATCCATTCCAAGCCATGTTCATTGAAGGTTTACCATTGGCAGGAACAAACTTAGATATTCTTGGTATAGGAAAATCTACACCTTCCCATAATTTTCTTTTAAGTATCTGATATTCTACTTTGATTTTATCTAAAGGTATATCGTACTTATCTGAATAAAACTTTTTATATAATAACATCTGAGAGGTTTTTATCTTATCATTCTTTTGATATTTGTTCCAACCTCTTGTTGAAGTTTTCAAGTCAATGATAATATAATCTTGTGTAGTTTTATCTTTTAGAAGTACATCAATAAAACCAATAAAATGAACACCTGGTTTAATCTCAGCATTCAATCTTTGTTCTATTGCCACCAATTCATAACCAGTCTTGGTATATAACTTATCTAATTTACTTGTGAAATATGAAAGTATTGCTTTACCATCCTCAAAGAATTCACCTAACTCTTCTTTTTTACATGGATACATACCATCTTCCATCTTCTCAGATTCCTTAGTAAAATGTTCTACCATTTGTTTGTATAACATTTGTTCTAAGTTGAGTTGTAAGGCTTGTTTTTTGGTAACATTATACATCACATCTAAGAAGTGTTGTATTGTTTCGTGCATTGCACTACCGAAAATTGTGTGGATGTTTGCTGAGGATGTTCCTAACTTATCAATATAATTTAGTTTATATTGTTCTTGACAGGTTGAATACATACCATATTGTGAATAACTTACTCTTGCCATAATACTTTATCTTTTACTATGTAAAGATACGAAAAATAATTCAGAAAACCAAATAATTAAACCTTTAATTTCAGTTTAGTTATTAACTTTTTTTCTGTACCATATTTCTCACAAATGTATTTTATATTTTCCCTACCCTCTTTAGTTGCATAAAATATCTCAAGGTATTCTAATGCTTCCTTTTTAGAACAAGTAAATTCTTTAATGATTAGTTCTACTAACCATCCTTCATATTTAGCATCATTCTTACCCTTAGTATATTTGAGATAATGTCTACCCTTTGGTAGTAATCCAATAAGAGCAAGATAAAGTTGTTGAGGTTCTAATACTTGTGTATATGGTTGTATCTCAGAAAGAACTTGAATCCAATCTTTATTCATAGAAAGAAATCTGTGAATCATATAATTACTCCAAGTTTTCTTATCTCCATCATCTAAAGTTGTCCAATAGTCTGGATTTTGCTCGTTTGTAATTGCTTTTATGTGGTCAAATAGTGATTTAGCCATATTATGTTATAATTGGTTTTAATTCATCGGGTAGTAAATCTGCGTTGATTTCTCCACAATCCCCACATAGATATAGTTCGACTGGGATTATTGCATCCTTAGCTTGTCCTGTTGCTATTCTCGATAATTTTAAGAATTTAGTTCCTTGTATGAATACACTTCCATCACATTCATCACTTGTACAAACCATTTCTTTGGCTTGTTTTAAATCTACTTTTGGTTGTTGTGGTTGTTGTCCTAATATATCTGCCATAATTTTTATTTATTTAATCGAACCATTGAGAACGATTTGTTTTTATATTTTTGATTCCTTCATCGGTGTACTTAGGATTATCCTTTTCCATCTCATCGAATCTTTCTTTTATTTTATCAAAAGCCTTCTGTTCGTTTTTTTTACCAATAGTTTCAGCTTTTTTCAATTCACCATCACTTATAGTTTTACCTTGAGATGCTTTTTCAAGTGATGCGAA